CTAAAGATGACAAAATATATTCATTTTTAATAATAATAGATTTTATAGATTTATTTTTCATGATCTTATATATGTATCTAAAATAAAAATAGAAAAAAGAAATAAAGAAACTATTAAACAACACTATGATATAATTTTATTAAATATCCTAATAATATAATTATAACAATAATAAAAAATATATTCATTATATATTTATTATTATAATTAATTAAATTATTTGAATTATTTAAATTATTAAATTGTTCTTTTTTATTAGAGTCAAAATTATACAATTCTTTCCACGCTACAAAAGCATTTTGTTTAGTCCAGTTATGAAAATCTAAATGTGATTCATGAATAGTTGAATCATTATTATTTGGATAAGTAAAATAGGGATATTTATAAGTATATGTTACAAGAGTACTGTAAATATAATTATCAGATGTATGTAATTTTTTTGAATCTAATTCATAAATATTATTTTTATAAATAGAATCAATTAACTTTTGTGCTCCTTTTTTATTTATTAGATAAGATTGACAACAGTTAATATGCCCAAATTTATTTAAAGTATATGTATCATTTAGTGTAGTTTTAGAAACATAGTTTAACATAATAATTTCCCAATCTTGTGGTGCTTCTGAAATAATCTGACAGACAGTTTTATTCCAATATTGTAAATATTCTGTAGATATATCATCTTCTAAAATTAATGCAATATTATGAGAAGAATCATAAAATGTTTTAATAGAATTTAAATGGGATAATAAACAAGCATATTCTACTTTGCTTCTATGTTTCTGAATATTATTAAAATTTTTATATAAATTCTCATCAGAAATGTCTTTGCCATCTACCGCATCGATACGTTGATTTGGTATATTGATAGTTGATAATAACTTTGTCATTTCATTTCTTCTATTTAAAGATCTTTCAAGATTTATCCAATAAATAATATCGATACAATTTAAAAATTCATTTATATTCTTATTCATTGATTTATATTAATATATATAATATTTATATTATAAATAAAATAATGGATAAATATCTATCTACTTAACTAATAAAAAAAATTACATATCAACTAAATCTCCTGTGATGTAAAAGTTTTTAACAATGTTTATATTAAAATCAGATAATACAAAATTAATAGTCATATTATTATCACTAATATGGATTATTTCTGCATTAATTTTATTAAATTTAGAATTATTTAATAATTCTTTGATTTTTCGAGTAACAACTGATAAAACAGTACAACCATCTATCATAATTACATCATATTTTTCACTTAATAAATCTTTTAATTCTAATAATTTATATTTATTTTGTTCATTTGTTGTAGCAGACACAGAGAATTGCGATGTAGTTACAATATTAACATCAATTTTATTTTCACTAAATTTTCTAAAAATATCATTTAAAAATCCAACTGAATTCCACATATCAAGAGATTTTATTTTAAATAAGGTCTCATTTTTTTGAATAGCATAAAACATAGTATGTGTTGTATAAGTTATTGATTCTTCTATAGTTGTTATTCTTGTCCCTTCCACCCTATCATTAAAAGTATTCTTAACAATTATTGGGATATTCTTATCAGCACATGGCTTTATAGATAGAGGATGCATAACTTTGGCACCCATAGATGCAAGCTCTTGAATTAATTCATAATCTATTTTATGAATTAGATATGCGTCAAATATTCTAGGGTCGGCAGTATAAATTCCATCAACATCAGTCCATACCTCATATCTTTCAGCAGAAATTGCATTTGCAATAAGAGCACCAGTTGTATCAGAACCACCTCTTCCAAGAATTACTTTCTTACCTGACGGCGTTGACCCAATAAATCCTTGAAATATATTTATATTATTTAATTCATTTGGTATAATTGAATAAAATTCAGTTGTAGAATTACATTGATATATTTCTTTTTTAGATTTAACATAATCATATGAATTAAATAATTTTCGTTTATATGAATATTCATCTGGTAAAATTTTATCAATATATTTATAAAATATATTGGTGGAGAATATTTCACCATAACCTATAATTTCTGATTTCTCATAAATATCAGTCATATCAAAAGATTTAATAAAATTGTGACATAATTCTAATAAATTATTTTTAATCTGGTCAAATTTTTCTTCTTTTAAATCTAATTCTTTTATTAATTTATAATTTAATTCTAATACTTTGTCAATGTATGTATTATCTTTAGTCTCAGTAAATTTAACAAGATTATTTGTAACTCCTGATATTGCCGATAGAACCACACATATTATATTCTTATTATTATTCTTAATTTCTTCAATCAATCGATCATACCCTACTTTGCATTGAGAAGTACCACCTAATTTGTACACAATATTCATTTTTCTGTTTAATTAATAAATAAAATAATTAAAAAAATAATAAATTAATAATTCAATTTTTTTAATTTCAATTTTTTAATTTACACGAATGTTTTTTAATTTTTAATATATTATATTTTTTAAGACAATAACCACAATTAATTGTTTTTATGGATTTGTCACATGATTGTATAAATTTTATAATATTTGTAAATGATATTTTATAATATTCTTTATTTTTTATAAATTCATTATTTTTCATTATTTTTTTTATACATTTGTCTATTTTCTTATTTTTTATTAGAAAATAATAATTAAATTTTATTTTATATGGAAAACTAGTATTATACACTGTTAAACGTTTATTTAGATTTTTCGTATAACCTATTTTATAATAAGTTTTATTTAGTCTACGTTGTTTAATTATATAGATTGCACGACCTTTAGGATAAATAATATTAGTTTGATTTAATAATAATTCTTTTTTTTCTTTTTTTAGATTATTTATTTTATTATTCATTGAATTTATTTTATTTTTATCACTTTGTGACATAATATATTCACCATGTTTTCTTATATGTGGCATAATTTTAGTAAAATAATGTGTCATAAATTGTTTCGCAATTTGTTTAGTACTTTTACTTAATAATTCGTATAAACCATATTCATTTATAAATTTTGTATTATATTGAAAATTTAAAGGTAACGCGGTCGACCGAGGTACCTTTAAATTTTCAAAGGTCTTAATATTATTTTTATTTATATTGAAATCATAAATGTGTGTTGTTTTATGTGTATATCCTAATATTCTTAATAAATCTTTTAATCCAAACCAAATTTTTCCTGAAATATCAAAAATAATAAATATATTTTTATCATTAAATTTAATTATATTGTCAAAAATATTTAATATTATGTTCATATACTAATAATCGAGAAAAAAAACATAATAAAATATAATATATTATATAAAAAATATATATTATATTATATAAAAAATATATTATATAAAAAAATAACTTATATATAACTATATATGGAAGAAAATGATAGTAAATTTTTGTGTAATGAATGCCAATATAAAACAAATAGACCATCTGAATGGATCAAACATATTAAATCTCAAAAACATTTAAGAAGAGGAGAAAAAAAAATAACTATTTGTGAATTATGTAATTATGAAGCATCATCTCATTGGAATATAAAATTACATAAAATAACACAACATTCAACAAGAGAAGAAAGAGAAAAACAAAAATATTATTGCAATATATGTGATTCTGTATATTTATGTAAATTATATATGGAAAAACATTTACAAGGAAAAAAACATAAAAACATGGTAGAAGCTATTAAATTACTTAATGAATTAAAATAAAAAAAATTTTTTTGTGCATTAAGAGATATAAAAAATAATTATTATATTTATTATATATATATAATAATAATGGGAAAGAATAAAAGACCGAACAGTACGTCACCATCTGATGATAATCCGCCAAAACGTCCACCATTATTTATCCACTTAATTAATCTTGTTGATAAAAATAAGCAAAATTATGATGATAATGATAATAATGATAATAATGATAATAATGATAATAATGATAAATCATCATGTTGTGGTTCTGATGATAATAATAATCAATCTGAACAACCTATAGAAATAGAACAACAAAATAATATTTGTAAAAATCCACGGTGCGATCATATAGATTATACAAAAAGAGAAAAAACATTAGGATTTGATAAATTAGAATTTTTAAATATTCCAGAAAAATCGGTTGAATCAATTGATGATTTAATTGAAATGGGATATCAATATCATTGTAAAAAAAGAATTTCTTATAAAGGAGTTGATTTAAAAAGATTATTTAATTTAATCGAACCATTAATTGAATTAAAAAATATGGTAGGAATGAAAACAGTAAAGGAGAGTATGGTAGATCAAATATTATTTTTCTTACAAAAATTAAATAAAAAAGAAAAATGTAATTCATGCGTTAATTGTCAGAATAATCTTAAATGTAATGAAATTAAAAATGAAAATGATGATATGCTTCATACCATTATTACTGGACCACCTGGAGTTGGTAAAACAGAGCTTGGTAAAATTCTTGGCAAGGTTTATAAAGCAATGGGTATTCTTTCAAAAGGTCATGTTATGATTGCAAAACGTCCAGATCTAATCGCTAAATATCTAGGACAAACCGCGCCAAAAACACAAGCATTTATCGATAAGTGTAAAGGTGGAGTAATGTTCATAGATGAAGCATATTCTCTTGGCAATCCAGAAGGTAGAGATTCATTTGCCAAAGAATGTTTGGATACAATAAATCAAAATTTAACAGAGAGAAGAGACTTTTTATGTATTATTGCCGGATACGAGGATTCATTAGAATCAAGTTTCTTTTCATTTAATGAAGGTTTAAAAAGAAGATTCTCATTTAAATATACAATGGATAAGTATACTGGATTAGAATTGATGGAGATATTTTTGATAAAGATTAAAAAAGAAGACTGGAGTTTTGTAGGAGAAAAAGAAGAGCTTGAAAAGTTTTTTAAAAAAAATGAAGAAGCATTTCCTAGATTTGGAGGCGATGTAGAGACATTATTTTTAAAAGTAAAAATACAACATTCTAGAAGAGTAATGTTTAAAGATGAAGAACTTAGAAAAAAAATAACTATGGACGATGTTAAAAAAGGATTTGATAAATTTCATTCACATCGAAAAACAAAAGACGAATTACCTGAAAAAATTATGACAATGTATACATAATTAAACATATAAGGATATATATATGTTTTGTAAATATGGAGAATATGATTATAAAATATTTGAGATAAAAAATGAAGAAAATTTATGGAAACTAAATTATTCTGTGAGATTTTAGATTTTATTATATATATATATATATATGAATATAAAAACATATTCTAGTCCATTATCATCTACTTTAGATTTATCTCATATAAATCATTTTATTATATATTTTATTTTTGGTATAATATATCCAAATAATTATATACTTATATTAGTAATTTCTATAATATGGGAAATATGGGAAATTATTATTGTTCGTAATAAATATCTATATTATTTAACTAAAAAATATTGGATTATACCTGAGAAATATTGGAATGAAACAAATAAAAATAAATTTATTGATTTAATATTTAATTTTATTGGCTATTATTTTGGCAGTAATAGTAATTCATTTTTACTTAAAAAATAATGAAAAATATAATTTTATTAATTTTTGAATATGTTATTTTCATATTTTTTGTAGTGTTTCGTCTTTAAACTCAATAATTTTTCTTCTTTCAAAAAAATTGTTTCGCTCTTTAGACTCAATAATTTTTCTTCTTTCAAAAAAATTGTTTCATCTTTAGACTCAATAATTTTTCTTCTTTCAAAAAAAATTGTTTCATCTTTAGACTCAATAATTTTTCTTCTTTCAAAAAAATTGTTTCGATCTTTAGACTCAATAATTTTTCTTCTTTCAAAAAAATTGTTTCATCTTTAGACTCAATAATTTTTCTTCTTTCAAAAAAAATTGTTTCATCTTTAGACTCAATAATTTTTCTTCTAAGAGAGAGTTTGCTTAAGCAAACTCCTTCTTTCAAAAAAATTGAAATATAATATTCATTGTAATTCTATGATATATTAATATAACATTCTAACAATGGAATCTGAACCCATTTTTTCTTCTGTGGCATTTCACAATTCGGACCCAACTTTTGGTATTCCAAATGAACTCAATCTTATCAATGATTATGCGTTGTATATTCAATATCCTAATGGTTATTGGACAAAGTTTGTAAAAACAATATATAACTCACATCAACTAGAAGCATTGCAACAGTTTATTAAATCTGGTGAAAAAATAAAGGAGATTACTATCCCACATCCCCAAGGAGGTATGTTTGTCGCTACTTTTAGTAAAAATGAAGGTCCTAGTGAAGATTACAATATGTTTTATTCGTACAAACGCGAAAATGGCACACATGTACGTTTTCTAGTTTCATATGATGCACAAATTGGATTCATCAATAGAATCTCTTGTGAGCCTATTTAATATACTTTTTTGACCCTGAAAATTTAATCAATACATTTAACAATATGTATATTTTATAATATATAAATGCAATTTGATATAATAGATCATAATGTATCAATAGTTACAAATATTTTTTTAGTTATAGCAAACATAATAAATTTATTTTATAACATACCTCAAATGTATAAAACATACAAATGTAAATCAACAAAAGATTTTAGTCCAACATTTTTATTATTAAGAATAATTGGGAATACAATATGGGTAGAATATGCAATTGAAGTGAATAGTTTTTTAATGTTATTAAATAATCTCGTTACTATAATATCATCATTATTTATTGGATATTATAAACTTAATGAAATTTTAAAAGAAAGAAATATTAAAAAAAATAAAGAAATATTATTAGAAAATATATCTATAGAAAATAATAATGTTGAAAATAATAATATAGAAAATAATAATGTTGAAAATAATAATATAGAAAATAATAATGTTGAAAATAATAATATAGAAAATAATAATATAGATGATGATAAAAAAAAATTAATAACTTAAATTATATATGCCATTTGGTACAGGAAGAATGTGTGGTTGTAATAATGATTTTTGTATAAAATCTCCATTATGTGATTACAATACTTTAACAAATCCTTATGATTCATCGTCAGGTATAGATAAAAATCAATTTGAAAAAAGAAGATATGAATATTATGATAATTTAATAAAATCAGAAAAAAATAATAATTATATAATAATATTAATAATAATAATTATTATTATAATTTATTTATTATCAAAAAAATAATATTGTTTATAATAGATTAAATAATATTATTTATTATCAAAAAAATAATATTGTAATTTTAATATATATATGAGTGCGGTAAATTATCTTCATAGTTCAATTGAGAAACATGTAGAAGGCGATAAACGTGAAACACATGAAGAATTCATTATTCATGGATCAAAAGGTTTCACAGCTAAATATTATCATAAAGATAATAAACAAGAAGTAAGAGTTGTAGTATCTAAAAAAGATGATAAATATGTTTTAAAAACAAAGATGGGAGACAAACAAGATGAAAAAACTCTTACTAAAGCAGAACTTATAAAAGAATTAGAAAAACATAAAGAACTTAAATTTGCAGTTGATTATTTAAAGAAAGCTAAAGACCTTTCTCGCGCATCAAGCAAAAAATCATCTAAAAAATCATCTAAAAAACATTCTAAGAAAGGTTCAAAAAAACATTCTAAAAAAGGATCTAAAAGACATTAAATAATATTTATATGAAAATATTATTTATTTAACAAATATTATTTATTTAAGCAAAAATAATTTATTTAAGCAAAAACAATTTTTTTTTCAGAGACAGTTTTGTAAGCAACCCAGAGAGCAGCTAAACCAACAATTACGTAAACAATGCGATTAAGAGTTTTGCGCATATCGGCATCATTATGAGAAACGACACCATTGACTGCATCAACTAAATCAACTTTGAATGCACCAACAAGACCCCAATTAAGAGCACCAATTACAACTAATACCATAGCTAATTTATCTAAACTAGAACCAGACATAATATAGAATATGTAAAGATTTTATTTTAAAAAAAATAATATTTATATATTTATATTTTTATCAATCATTATTATTTTGAAAAATTAAAAAAAATAATATTTATTATATATTAAATAAAAAAAATAAAATTTTATTTGTATATTGATACTTAATAAATTTAAAAAAAAGAAATAAAGAAACTATTAAACAGTGCTTCAAGTAAAAAAATTAATAAATTTAAAAATATTAAATATGTCAAATACTGAAATAGAATCATTAGAACCATTATATAGATTAAGAAATTTAGAATATATTTATACAGATAACAATAAAATTAAAAAATATTAATGGAATAAATAATTTAAAAAAAATAAAATACCACTACAAGATTATTGCCAAATCTATTAGAATTGAAAAATATTGATTATAATTCTCTAGAAATAGATTGGAATAATATTGATAAAATAAATGGAATGACATGTTTTTCATTGATAAAACATATCATAAAACATATCATAAAACATATCATAAAACATATCATAAAACATATCATAAAACATATCATAAAAAATATATAAAAAATGATATAAAATATAATATATAATTATATATGAATTTTATTGAAAATAATAAAAAAAAAGAATATATTTTACGTATAATAAAAATTATTGATATAGCATATATATTTAGTTTTTATGCACTTGCAGGATTTTTTTGTAGTTTATTTATAAATAAAATTTTTCCAATATATACAAAAGAAAAATATAAAAGATATTCAAAAGGAAAACTTATTGCTGAAATATGTATACAATTTGCAACTATTGGTGTAATAGTTTATTTAATAAAAAATTTATTTCAATTAATACCATTTCCATTTAATGGAATATATGGATATCAACATGACAAAGTAAAACAATTAGAATCAGCATTACCGTTAATATATACAATATTATATTTTCAAGATCATTTGAAAGATAAATTATTTACACTAGCATCTAAATTTATACCTAAATATGAAAAATATATAATTTAGTTAATTTAATAATAATTTAGTTAATTTAATAATAATTTAGTTAACTTAATAATAATTTATTTAACTTAATAATAATTTATTTAACTATTATGCTGAGTTATTTTATCGGTTTATTTTGGGGTTTTGTAAGTGGAACTTTATTTGGATATTATTTAAATTTTTTTAAAAATTTATATACACGTTATAAGGTTACACGAGATCCAAAAAGAATATTAATAGAACATCTATATAAACACATTACAAATAAAGTATTTGAAGATTGTTATGAAAATATACAAGTATTTGTAAATGAAAATATGGGCGAAATAATAAAACAAATACCGGATATAAATGATTTAACAAAATTAAGTAATAATTTGTTAGAATTAAGTAAATATTATAATAATAAATTTACCATAGTATATGACAATAAAAATGATAAGACTATTAAAATAAAACTATTAAATAATGATATATTAGAAGATAAGACTTTTATTGATACAATGACATTTTTAAATAATAATAATATTAAGATGTGTATAATTAAAAATGAAAGCATACCTGGAGAATTTAATAAAAAGCTATTATAATTATATATAAATGTGTGATAAAAATCAAATAGATATTAATTCAGATATTAATAATATTAATGAAATATACAATAAAATTGTAGATCATTTTACACCTTTTAACATTTAAAATGCCGATTTTTCAGCAAAAAAAAATATTAAAAGACTGATTATTGAAAATCAGTAAAAACAACTTATATACTATCTTTTACTCTATTTAAATTAATAAATAGTAATAGTAATTTTTTATTCTCTTCTAAATTCTTTTATTCTTTCTTTCTTGTTGTCTAACATATGTTTCACTATTTTTAACATATTTATACAACTATTCTTATCTCTTGTTAAAAATTTGTAAGTCTCAAATATTGATTTATTTTCGTCTTCTGGACTACCAATATTGTGTTTCTTACAAGTTTTACATCCTAATAATCTAAATTTTGTTTCTCCTTTTAACTCTATATTTTCTACATCATTAAAACAATTACAACACTTTTTACTCGTATTGTATTCATCTAATAACAATGTATTATATCTCTTATTTATCAATCGTTTTAATCCAACACCCATTGTTGATGTTCCTTTTATACAACTTCCATGTTTATTACTCCAATCACCAATACAAACAACAATATTTTTTTTATCTCCAAATTTATTTTCGATGTTATTAATAAATTTATCTTCGCTTTTTTGTCTATATGTTTTTGTTCTCCAATTTATTTTTCTATATAGTAATTTTTCATAGAATGATTTTGTTTTCTCATTTGTTTTATGTTTTGCTTTTATGAAATCTTTAAATTTATCATAATTAACTGTTGTTGATAAATATTTACTTAATTTTGTTTCTTCATCAATTATATTAACATTATTTTTATCTATTAAACTTGTTTGTTTTGTTCTATTTTTATTTGTATTTATAATTCTTCTATTTCTTTTTGCTAAACTTTCAGTATCTCTTTGCATACATGAATATTTCAATTCATTCCCACTATTATCCATCATATACAATAAATATTTCTTTCCGGGATCTGCGCATACAATATTTTTTGTTTTCATATCTTTTATTTGTTTTTCTGATAAATCATCAATATACGATATACTATTATCAACTGATTTTACTTTTCCTCCATATTTTTTATCTTTAATATATATATGTTTAAATAATAAAGAACATCCAATTCCATCAGTTTGAATTGTGTAATTAAATATATAGTCTTTTGTAGATTTAAATATTTTTTTATTCATTCTAAAATAATCATTCCATACACTATATTGTATTTCTTTTAAATTTTGTAATAATTTTCCTTTCTCTTTAGTTGTTGTAAATAAATTAATAAGACTTGCGGTGTCAAGAGTTATGTATTTTGGCACAATATTTTTTCTTAATGATAATGGTTGAAATAATTTTATAATTTGTCGATTTAATTGTTTTATTTCTTCTTTAGATGCATTATTATCTTGTTTGTTTTTAATTTGATTTCTAATGTTTTCATTAAATTCTTCATATTTTGAATTCATATAAAATGAATATTTAATATATTTAAATGGATATGCTTGACAATCATATGGTATTGATTTTTTAAATTCAGTTGGAATAATATTATTCTTATTATCATCAAACCATTTTTTTATTTTTGTTGGAATATCCTCAAATTTATTTTCAGTTATCGCTTTTTTAAGTTTCCATAATGTTTCTTTCTTTTCTTTAATATATTCTTTTTCCTTTTCTTTTAATGATTTATTATTTTTTATCTTTTTAGTTATTCTAATACTTTTACTAATAATATATTTTTTATTATCATCTTCAACTATTTTACTATATTTTTCATCATAATATTTACCACAAAAGATATTTATAAATCTAAATAAACGTTTTATAAAATGTTCTTTTAGATTAGTTGTAATACATGTTTCCATTGTTTGACATATATATGGAATTACAAAAGACATACATTTTAAATCATATTTTTCATGATTAAAAATCGGTTTAAATTCTGTAGTATAAAAATTATTTAATTCATTTATTAGTATTGTATTTTTTGATTGTTTTCCTCTGGTATCTTTAGTTCCTAATGTAGTAATAACATAAGAAATAAAATCAGAATCTAAATCAGGTATAGATTGATTATTTTTATATTTATATAATGCAAATAATCTGATAAACATATAAGCATCAATAACAATATGATTACATTTGATTACTAATTCATTAATTTTATTATGAATCTCCGGATCTTTAATAATAGATTTCAAAGATGTTTTAATTGTTCTATATGGTGTTTTTTCTTTAGTAAATTTTGCTTCTTGAACAATATCTGGTTTTTTCTTACGTTTCATTATAATTTATATTTAGAAAATAAATTTATTTTTCTAACGCAAAACTATGTAAAAATATGTTTTTATATGAAAAATAAAAAATTGATGAAAAATAAATTTATAAAATAAGTTAAATACAATTATATAATACAAATAATGACAAATAAAATAATCCCATATGAAAAATCATTTGCATCTCATGAGAAAGCACAATTTTGGAGTGATAAAAATGAGTTAAAACCAAATGAAGTATTAATAGGAACTGGAAAAAAATTTTGGTTTAATTGTGTATGTGGTCACGAATTTGAAAAAATAATAAATAATATTAATAAATCATGGTGTCCATATTGTAGTAATCCAGCTAAAAATTTATGCGATAAAGAAAATTGTAATCAATGTTTTGAAAAATCTTTTGCTTCTCATGAAAAAGCACAATTTTGGAGTGATAAAAATGAGTTAAAACCAAGAGAAATATTTAGATCTTCACACGAAAAATTTTATTTTAATTGTAATGATTGTAATCATGAATTTTTAGCAGATTTACATAGTATAAATAGTGGTCGTTGGTGTTCCTACTGTGCTCATCAACAACTATGTGATAATAATGAATGTAAAGAATGTTTTAATCAATCATTTGCAAGTCATGAAAAAGCACAATATTGGAGTGATAAAAATGAAGTAAAAGCCGTAGAAGTTTTTAAATCATCAAGAAAAAAATATATATTTCGTTGTAATATATGCAGTCATGATTTTTTTTCATCTTTATGTCATATAATTAACGGTTCATGGTGCCCATATTGCTGTGAACCATCTAGATTATTATGTGACAACAATAAATGTAAAAAATGTTTTGAAAAATCATTTGCATCACATGAAAAAGCAAAATATTGGAGTAATAAAAATAAATTATGTCCAACAGAAGTTTTTAAGTCATCCGGAGATAAATATATATTTGATTGTAATATATGTAAACATGAATTTATTGCAAAATTAAATAATATTTATAGTGGTAATAGGTGGTGTCCTTATTGTGCAAAACCCTGTAAAAAATTATGTGAAAATAATGAATGTAAATATTGTTTTGACAAATCATTTGCATCACATGAAAAATCAATAGAATTTAGTTTGAAAAATAATATAAATCCTAGACAAATAATTAAAGGTTCACATGAAAAATATTTATTTGATTGTAAAATGTGTAATCATGAGTATGAAACTATTATTGGTAGTGATAATTGGTGTATTTATTGTTCAAGTAAAAAACTATGTAATAATGACAAATGTATATTTTGTTTTAAAAAATCATTTGAATCTCACGAAAAATCAAAATATCTAAATGATAAAACATTAGATACAAGATTTATATTTAAAGGTACAGCTGATAAATATAATTTTAATTGTAATAAGTGTAATAAAATATTTTTAATAGCAATCAATAAAATTACAGGTTCAAATAGATGGTGTCCATATTGTGTCAATAAAACAGAACAAAAATTATATGATAAATTATTAACATTATATTTTACTTTACAACAACAATTTAGAGTTGATTGGTGCAAAAATAAAACATATCTTCCTTTTGATTTTGTTATTCCTGAAAATAAAATTATAATTGAGCTAGATGGAATACAACATTTTGAACAAGTTAGTAATTGGGATAGTCCGGATAAAGTACAAGAACGAGATAAATATAAAATGATATGTGCAAATGACAATAATTATTCTGTAATTAGAATTTTACAAGAAGATGTATTTTATGATACATATGATTGGTTATCTGAATTAAATGATAACATAAAAGATATTATTAAAAATAAGAAAGTTCAAAACATTTATATGTGTAAAGATAATGAATATGACATATTTAATTAATTTATATTTTTAATATTATTATCTTTTTTATCTTCTTTATTTTCTTTTAATTTTTCTTTTCGTTTCAAATATGCATTATGGCGCCATTCCTTTAATTTTTCTGGATTTGATTCTTTTATTTTATCCATATATTTTTTTGCTTTTTCTTTAACAATTTCAGCATGATTTTCATAATATTTTTTATGTCTATCTGTATTTGTATATGTTTTTAATCTTTCTTCAAGTTCTTTATTTTTATTTTTCAATTCTTCATTTTCTTTTATCAATTCATTAATATTTATTTTATCTGTCATATATATCTAATATAAATTTATATTTTTATATTATTTATATGACACAACATAAAAGTGAAGATTATAAACTAAGCGCAGTAAAATATTATTTAATCAGCGATGATACACAAGAAAATGTATGTAAAATATTTAAATGTTCTGTAAGAAGTTTATTAAGGTGGGTTTATAAATATAAAACAGAAGGAGAAATTAAAAGACATAATAGATTTCCTGTAGCATATAAAGTATCAAAGAAACATATAAAATATATTTTAGATGAATTAACAAAAAATAAAACTATAACATTAGAAGATCTAATTATTAAATTAAAAACAAAATTTAAAAAATTATTAATAAGTAGAATGCATTTACATAGAATTATAAAAGATAATAATATAACATTAAAATTAACGAGATTGAGACACGAACCTATAAAAAGATTCGGTTAGAAATTATTTTTCGTAAAAATAATTTCTTAGCGTAAAAAATAAATTTTGTAAAATTTATTTTTCTCGGTAAGAAAATTGACATTAAATCAAAATTAAAAGAATTCTATGAAGAAATAAATAAACACAAATTAAAAGATATTATATGCATAGACGAAACAAGTATTAATGCTTTACAAAAAAGAAATCATTGTTATAATGAAATTGGAAAGAGATGTATAATAAAAACTCATTCTCAAGAAGTATTCAAAAAATATACGTGTATATTTGCGGTTAATAATAAAGGTGTAATTGGATGGAAATTATATCGTAAGGGTGGTATTGATACAGATAGATTAAAACATTTTCTAAAGAAACATATAACAAAAAGATATGAAAATAAATTAATTATTTTAGATAATGCAAGTTCTCATAGAAATGAGAAAATAAAAGAATTAATAAACAAAAAAAATATTTTATTATATTCGATTCCTTATCAACACTATACAAATGCAATTGAGGGCTTCTTTAATATACTTAAATCAAGATTACAAAAATTAGAAGGATTGGTTTATGATGAATTAAAAGATAATATAAAGAAAGTTATAAAAGATATACCGAAAGAATATTATAAGAATATATTTAAAGGTTCATATAATAGAAAAATAAAATATATAAAGAAGACAAGTAGTAGAAAAAAGAAATTAAAAAATTATCTATAAAAATCGGCGTTTTAAATGTTAAAAGGTGTAAAAGAATGGGTTGATAAATCAGCATGTTTTAAATGGTTGCATGAGAAATCATATAAAGTATATAAACAACAATATTTGCGTTTAATGATTCCAGTTATTATTATATCAACATTAACAGGAGCAGCTAACTTTGCATTAGAGCGTATACCAGATCCAACATATCAGGGTTATGCCAGTTTAATTGTTGGTGCATTTAACATTATTGCTGCGATTGTATCAACTATTGCACAATTTTTAAAAACGGCAGAATTAAAAGAAGGACATAATATTGCAACACGTAGTTGGGATAAATTTAATCGATCAATTAAATTAGAATTACAAAAAGATCCTATTGAACGGACAGATAAACGGGATTTATTTACATACTCGATGAAAGAATACGATAGATTAGTAGAATTATCACCTGATATCCCTACAAGAGTTATAAATGAATTTAAAAATATATATAAAAATTCTATTGACTTGATTAAACCAGAAATTACTGGCCAAATTATTTCAAGTAAAGTATATGAAAAAACACTAATACCAGATAACGAATCAATAACTATTTATTCCACAAAAGAAGATGAAATTACAGTAATGAAGAATGATTTCACAGAAAAATTTAAACAAAAATATGGACGTATGCCAACATACGATGAGATAAATGATTTCTTAGAATTAAATAATTCACAATTAGAAAGTGTGATTTAGTTAACAATTTAACAAATTAAAATAATCGTTTTTTTAATTTTTTTGGTACTTCATCATATTTACCATCATCGTTATCATATTTTGATGATTTTGTAGACTTAAAATTATCTTTATTTTTTTTAGAATCTTTTATGGAATCAGCGTCATTATTATTATTATTATTATCATTATCATTATCATTATCATCCTTGTTTTTACTATTTTCTTTTGATTTTTTTTTGGGTTTATCCTCTATATCATTATTATTATCTTTAAATTCTTTAATATTATTTAGGGAATTGAGAATTTTTTCTTTATCAATAACAAAATTATTTGTTTTTTTAATTAAATCATTATAAAAATCATCATCTATTGTCTTATTTTTTTTAAGTGTATTTAGTCTATCAATATTTTCATAAAAATTAAGAACAATATGCATTGTTCGATTAAAATGATGTATATCATTAAAATCATTAACAGTACTAGAAATATTTATGTCATTTAGATCATTTAAATCATTTAAATCATTAAAATTATTAGAACTATTATATTTATATCCACCATTATCAAAATATGGAGTATTTTTTTCTATTTTTACTTTTGATTTTTCGTTGTTTTGTTTCATATCATTTTGTTTCATATCAAATATTTTTTTTTCTATTTCAACTATCTCTTTTTTAGAACGATTAAAATCTTCTGCTACTTCTTCAGGTGTCATACCCATTTGTAACATATCATAAATAGTATTGTATACTTTTAATTCAATCGCATATTTTGATCTAGTAATTTTACCAGAGTTTGCAATATCGTCGATACTTTTACCTGATTTAAATTTTGATATAACATATGATTTTTCATCATCAGTCCATTTATTAGCGGTATAACTCATATTTAACTATATTATATTATTATTTAGTTAACTTAATTAAATTAAATTAACTAAAAATAAATCAATTTTTATTTAATTAAAATTAAAATAATTATCTTTACCACAAATATATGACAACAAATGCATATAATGATCTATCAAAATTAACTAATATTTATAAAACGATTTTACCATTATCAACTTTTCCCTGGGTAATGTTAGCAGCTGCGTCAGTCGCACAATTTTTTGCATGGTATGGTGGAAAATATTTATTTCCTAAAGCAAGATTAATGAAGCGTATAATCTTATTATGGATAATTGCTATAATAGAATTTACAATATTAATTCCCGCAATAGGAGCATCTACTGAAATTTTAGGATATTCTGAATCATTTTTATCTATAACATTTTTAGCATTCCATTTAGTTGTATTTTTTATATTAAATAGATTTACAATAAAAGCAGAATTTAATAAAAAACATGCAGTTGCATTTATTTTGATGATATCTGCAGTATTAATTGCAGCAAATGCCAAATAGTTAACTTAAAAATAATTTAGTTAAAAATAATTTAAGAAGCAAAAGTAATAATATTATCTACATTAATTTTATTATTATTTTTATAGGAATATGTATCAATATTTATTAATTTTTTATTTAGTTTAATTTTTTTAATTTTTTTATTAATAATATTATAAAAATTATCAAGATCACCATATATATCAATTATTGTTGACATAATTATTGATAATCTCATATTTAATAATTTTAATTTATCAGTATGCGTATTCATATATATATATTCATTATAATAATGTATCCAATCTAATTTTATCAAATGTATACCATATGTTTCTGTGAACGGATTACGATCATATGGTGTAAATTTTTTTAAATTATTATAATAATTTACACCCTTGAAGATTTAAAATGAGACAATTTTTTAGTGTATAAATAATTTATATATAAATGACCAAACATAAAAGTGATGATTATAAAATATCTGCACTAAAATATTATTTGAAAAATAATATAA